TGTTCTTGGCAGTGCGTGCACCACGCATAGGCATCTTGGCTTCAGACATCGCAATGGCGATGGCCTGCTTGGGATTCTTCACAACCTTGCCGCCCTTGCCAGAGTGCAGCTTGCCAGCCTTGTACTCAGACATTACCTTGCCAACCTTCTTTGCTGCCTTGGTCATCTTCATTTGAATCACTCCTTAAAGAATTAACTAATTATGCAACCCGCGGCAAGTTTCTGCGCAGTGGCTGATTCCACTTGGTCGAGCCTGCCGAGCCATACATCCCAATCACAGCATCAGAGGCAAACGTCAAACAAAAAGCATCAGCTCTGTCCGGCGACGACATCCCGCGCTTCTTCAGCTCATCCTTACCCTCAATCTGGATCTTGCCGTTGGACGTGAACGAATAACGCACAGCCGCCAATTCAGCAATCAACGCCTCATCTTTAGGCATCCGGCAGTCACGCTGCTCAAGCCACGCCTTGGCCTTGTGCCACAGTTCAGCCTTCAAATTCCTATAAGTCCCGCCCATGGCCGGTGACTCGGCCACGTTGATGCCCCTCGCCGGTAACCCCAACTCTTTCAACCGATCAACAACGCCAGCGCCCAAACCAATCGAGTCCACCAAGATCTCTTGCGGCCGTTGGCTGGGGACGAGGATCTCATACTCGGCCACGACTGCACCTGTGAGCTGCATCAGGTCCAAGTTCTTCCACGTCTTAATCGGCTCCACCACCGCATTACCCTGCCGCTTGCACAGAGCAGACCTGTCCGAGCCAAACCGCGCCACATCCAACCCCCAAACAAGAGGTGCGTGCTTACTCGCTTCCACGTCCCGCTGTGTCGCCAATTCAAGCAACTCCATGGGGATCACGGTGTCGTCATCTGATCTTGGGAATTCACCAAGGACGCGGATGCGGTAGGCGTTACTCTCCTCGCCGTAACGCGCCTTCATCTCCTCAATGTAGGCCGCGCTGACCCTTGGCGAGTCGGCGCAAGACACCTTCATCGTGATCCAGTCAGCCGTCAGACGGTTGTGCGTGTCAAAGAAGAAACCGCTGGACCGCACAGGGTTGCCCAGCAACAGGGTGACGGCGGCGTGTCCAGACATCGAGCCAGCCGCGGCCTCAAATACCTGTTCAGGGATACCACTGGCCTCGTCAGCCACCAGCATCACGTTGTCACTGTGCACCCCCTGCAAGGCTTCGGGCTGCTCGGCTCTGGATGTCCTGGCAGAGATAAACGCCTCATTGTTGGCGCTCTTCATCTCAATCCGGTCCTGCTTCACCTCCAACTGGTCGGCCAAGACAGGTGGCAACACCTTCACCCAACGCTTCACCTCCGCGAACAAGGCGTCATAAAGCTGGCTGGATGTTGGCGCCGTCACCACGATCTTGACAGGGAAGCGCAGGAACAGATACCAGAGCATCGCCCAGGCGCTGGCCGTTGACTTGCCAACGCCATGGCCTGAACGTACGCTTATGCGGCGGTTGCCTGCCGCAATGTGATTCAGGAACTCGATCTGCCAGCCATCAGGCTCAGTGTTTAACACCTCCCGCACAAAGAGCACAGGGTTGTTTTTGTAGAGCTTGACGAATTCCACAAATGGGTTATCGGGTGCTGTGGCCAATTTTTTTTTGGACGGCTTGGCGGCTTGCGTTGTGGGGGTCGGGGGGTGGGTCATGGGTTTCGGTAGCTGTTAGGGTGCACCATCAGCCGCCCCCGCCGCGCCGAGCGATGGGGGGGGGTCGAGCCGCCGCGGCCAGCGGGTGAGTACCTTCGGCGTATGTGGACAACTTCCAGACGCAGAACTGGTGTAAGTCGTTGATTCGATTGGCCTTTGTGTATTTGTGCGCATTTGTCGGCTTTATACGATGTCCATTATGTTAACCACGCAAGGTGTTGCGCACAGGTTATACATGCGCAACCGCGGCAAATGCCAGTTGTCCACAGGCCGCGATGAACATCATGCCTTTTCCCTTGTGGATAAGTCATCGATGACCTCGACGTGGCGCAGCGCGTCGATGCGCAGGTCCTGCATGTTGATCGTCACTTGCGCCTGCTTTTGTAGGCCATAAGTTTTCTGATCCCACCTTTCGGCCAGCCATTGCCGAGTGCGGATGCGCTGGACGTCGCGCTGCGCGTTGTCGACGTCCATGCCGTCGGCGATCTTGATAGTCTCACAGGCCATCAAGTCAGCCGCACGCGTGCGCGCGCGTGTAATCATAGCACTGTGATCGTTCTCGTCAATCCATTCGTCGAGCGCACGCTTTGAGATGCCCAGATCAATGCAAATGTCGGCAATGGATTTGCCTGCCTCGACCATGCTGAAGATCATCTCTTCGGGTAGCTGATTGAGCATTGCGACATCCTGTCTGCGCTTTGGGTTGCCTGGCACGCTCAATACCCCCTTACAGCCGTTTTAACGCGCTGGACTACCGCCAGTACCTTTGCCTTGATTAAGGCCACCAATAGCTTAATTTGTCCCATTCTTGAACCTCTCTGCTGCTGTTGAGTTGAACTTAAACTCTGTCGGCTCATTGTCGCCGAATACCAGATCATTTTCAAAGTCATCAAATCCTGTTTCACCACCCAGCTTGGTTGAGCTGAACTTGGTGACCTGTGCTGTTGGGATCATGGCTTTGATCTTGATGACCTCTTGGACGATCTGCTCCATCATGAAGACCTCTAGCTCTTCCATGCTCCAGATGTGCTCATCTCGCAGATCTGTTCTGGATGTCTGGATCGCCAGAGCCTCGGCCTGCGTTCTGGTGACCACCATGATCTGGCCGTTGCCCATCTCCCACTCGATGCGTGGAATATCTTTCCCCGCTGGCTGGAACCTTGCCTCGGTTGCCTTGTTGTCCAACACGCCAAACGCTCTGATCATGGACGCCACCGCTGAATCGAATTTGATCTGATCCTTTGCCGCAATGAACTGGTGAACTCGACTATTCTGAATCCAGAATTTCTCTCTGACATCACTGTCTACTAAAGTAATCAGTCGGTTTTCTCCCCATTTCCTGTCACTGGCCGCCTTCACCGACTCCAGTTCCACCAACTTGGATTGCACATGAATCGTCCAAGGATCAGCACGTTCACTTGGCATCACCACCAAAGGTAGCTGATTGGGTTTTCTCGTTTTCTGTTTCGTTGCCATCTTGTTCTTTCCTTTCATTCTTTCAATCACTCTCTTACAAACCTCCGAGTCTTTAGACTCTCGGTTTGTAATTTGTAAGAGTGAACTTACAAACACTTGCAAATGTATGCGTTTGTAAGTTGTAAGCTGTTTATTTGTACAGTATCAATACTCGTCACTGGACGCATCTTTTGACTCCAACCAAGCCAATTTATCCCTGATGCCGACAAGCCCAACCTCTTGTAATCGAGTCTTCGCCCTACTCCAAGCCGTGTTGAACTTGTTCCGATCCTCTTCCGAGCACCCCATCTTTGACCACAATTCCAGCCTCCATTCCTCCAAATTGACGGCCATCCTCTGTTTGCCGTCTATATACTTTATGCCTCCTTTGGCCTTGACCACAGTCTCCAGACACAGCATCTCCAGTCGCTGGTTTTTGCCGTTCCCTGCATTCCCTGCGTTGCCCTTTGAGGCCTTCTTTGACGCCTGATTGACGGCCTCATCGCTGGCTTGGACCGCCAGGCTAACCACAGGATCAAAGCCAAGGCTTGAGCTGCTGATCTCTATCTCGACCATCTCAAACCCATGTCTGATCCCATCTTGGCCGTCCTTCTGCTTGGTGAGGCTGATGATTCCTTTGGCCTGATCCTCAAATCTAAGGATCTCAAGCTGGGTGTCTACGGCGCCAAGCAGTGAGCTGTGACCGCGCAGCCCTTTGGCTAAATCCTTCCCGCTGTGGTGCAGCACCATCAATGCGCAGGCCAAGAACTCTTGGATCTTGCCCATTGATGTGATGAATGAACCCATGGCGTCTGAGTCGTTCTCATTGCCGCCGCCAAAGGCTCTTGCCAAGGTGTCGATGATGAGTAGCTGGAACTCGATTCCCGTTGTCTCCACCAGCTGTACCACGGCCATCATCAGCGCGTTGAAGTCCTCGGCGCTTGATCTCAGGTTGAGCTGATGCCTGATGACGTAGATCGGCGCACCTTTGGGCGTGCTGTGGTGGATCTGACAAGCCTTAATCCGCGCCCCCATGCCGCCGAAGCCCTCGCCGCAGATATATAAGACTGCGCCCTGCTTCTCCACCTCGTTACCCATCCACGGCCTGCCTGTGGCTATTGCCTCTGCCATATCGAGGGCGATGAATGACTTGAATGAGCCTGGTGGGCCATAGAGAGCCGTGAATGCTTTCCTTGGCAGGATGCCGTGGATCAGCCACTCGACTGGCTCGTCTTGGATGTCGTCCCATGCCTCAATGTTCACTGTCTTTGGCGGCTTGGCTTCTTTGGCTTGGGTTTGCTTGGTGGGTGGCTCGCCAGCAAACTCATGCTCAATTTCAGCCTGTTTCTTTACATGATCTGCGTCTGATGTATAGATTTCGCTGTTTTTTGTACTTGATGGCGCATCCAGCTTCAGCGCGTTGAGTCTTTCGGGAACCGTTACATCGTCAATGCTCGTCACCTTGAACGCCGCCTTGACCAATGCCACAAGGTCATCTCTTTGCTTGCTGTACTGATGGACAAACTCGTAGGCGTCATCCGCTGTGTTCGGGAGTTGTAAATCTACAACCTTGACGTTCTTGGCGATGGGCAGGATGGCTTCCACAGCCTTCTGCGCGTACCGCCAGCCTGGCAGATCGTTGTCGGGCACGATCACCACATTGGCGCCAGCGAAGTACTCTGTGATGGCTTCGGGCCAGCTTCCGGCGCCTGTGTGCGCCGTTGTTGCTGTCACGCCAATGCTTATCAGCGCGTCCGCGGCCTTCTCCCCCTCCACCACATAGATGATCCTGCCTGCGGTCTTCGCGTCCAGCAGTTCGGGTAACTTGTAGGGGACGATGCGGGCGTCTCCAAGTGTTGGATGTCTGCGGCCATCGGGGTCCACTTTGTATAGCCTGTAGGTTTTGCCTGACTCGCCAATCTTCATGCGTTGTTTGACAAACACCGTGGTGCGGTCCTCGTCTTGATACTCCCACTCCTGATCAAACTTGATTTGCGGCAAGGGCTTGATGTTGGCCAGCGGGTCTGGTCTCTCTTCCAGCTCCGGCAGCAGTCTCATGTCCTTGATGGTGTTGAAGACGTCTTCCTGAGTGCACCCACCGTGGCAGTGGAACAAGGGTTTGCCGTCATCGTTAATGCTGATGCTGAGTGAGGGATTTTTGTCTCCATTGCCCTTGCCGTGGCCTGGCACTGGGCAACTTGCTACCCACTGGCCGTTGGCTTTCTTTGCGTTGCCGAGCTGCTTGGCTATTTGTTCTGCTTGCATTTATATGCTGCCATTTTTTTGAGGAAAAAAAAGCCGAGGCTGTCACACCTCGGCACTTGACTGATGTCAGTTAAAACATTTCGTCTTCACTGGCGGCCACAGCAGCCGCCGCAGGCGTTGGCTTCGCCACAGGTGCAACAAACGGTGCTGGAGCTGCTGCCTGTGCCACAAACTCGGCATCAGACTGGTCCATGCCGGCAGGCTTGTCAATCCACGACACCAGATTAAATGCTGGGATGCGTGTAGTGCCCTTGCCGATCTTCTCCAGCTTTGAGCCTGTGTACTCCAGCACCGGCATCTTCCCAGGGTTGGCTGCACGCTGTGCCGCGCAGGCCGTGTACATCTGCTCAAGGCCCATGTTGGGGCCGACACCGTTAGAAGACCACTCGACTGTGCCGATCTCCTTGTTATAAAACTTCACGATGAAGCCCCTCTTGAATTCGGGCGACGGCTGTGGACCTTTACGGCCGAGTTCGGCATCAGCATTCCATTCGCGCACACCGACACCCAAGAGGAGCCAGCCTGTTTGCACGGCGTCGATGTCGAAGACCACCTTCTTGAGTTGTATTTCCTCGCCAAGGTTGTTGGTCCATGCGTTTGCTTGGGGTGAAAAGCGGATGTAGTTACCAGAGCCGCCAGCAGAAGAGAGATTTAGCATTTGCGTTTGCCTTTAAAAGTTACAGGGGTTGCATTATTGACTCAAGCCGCGATCTCTCGCAAGCGTCAAGCCACTCGATACCTTGGCCGTGAGATCGTCCAAGATAACTCTTTGATCCTTTGGAAGCAGTTTCTCTGCCGCCGCTGGAGTAATTAGGTTTGTTTCAAAAATATCGACATCGGATAAACCCGCAGCAATCAATTCGGCACGCGCATTGGATTCATCAAGCCACTTACGGCTGGCGCGTTTGGGTTGCAATTGCCAGCCAGGCACGACCATGCCGTCCTTTTCCATGGCGGCCAATGCGTGTTCACGCACGGCGTCAATAAACTTTTCGACCATCGGCGCACGGTCCAAGATGTCGCTGATCTGCTGCGGTGTCAACGCCAGCATCACTTCTTTGACGTCATCTTTCTTGAGTGCTGTGATGTCTGGCTGCGCCGCCACCACGTCAAATGAAGCCTTCTGTGCAGAGCAAATCGTCTTGGCGGGACACCACTGACAGGCTGACTCTGATGGCACAAACCGTGGCGCATCACTCACAGCATCTTCAATGGCAGGCAACATGACCTGCGTCTCCCACACGCCCAGCTCGTCAGCACTCATGCGGTGGATGCGCTTGTCGCCATGGTGTGGCTGAATGATCTGGAACTCGACTTCCTTCACGCGCAGGTTGTTTGCTTTCATCGCGCCCAAGGCGTAGATCTTCATCTGCTCGCTGTCGGCATCAACATATCCACGACCAGTCTTCAGATCCGCGATCGTGAGTTTCTCTTTGGTGATGGACCAGCCAACCACGTCAGCAGTGCCTTGTAGGCTGAATTGGGGCGTGTCGTACAGCTTGAATAACTGCTCCACCTTGACGTGCCCCAGCTCGTCCTGAATCGCCCAAATGGCTTGCAGGTGCTCTAAAGCAAACTCGCAGTTCTCCTCGGTCATGGTGATGCCCTCGACCTGCTGCCCGACAAACTTCATGGGGTCGGTGTCAAGCTGAAAGCAGGTTTCGGCCAGCGCGTGAATGGCTGTGCCAATCTTGGCGGCCTCCCCACTCTCTTGATAGGGCACAAGCGTTGAGAGACGCGCAGAGGCTGGGCAGGCGATCCAGCGGGATGCAGAGGATGGCCGCAGTTTGAGTTGTTTCATTCTTGGTCTTCGTTGATGTTGTTGTTGATCAGCAGGACATAGGCGATCTTTCGCACCTCGTTGCTGGCTGCGTGCCCCAAGTCTTCTGGATCGAGGAGGCGCTTCAAGAAAACGATGTGCTGCTGGTTGAGCTTGCGTTGTCTCTCCAGCTCTGTACCGAGCCAGATGATGTGCTCACGCAGGGTTTGGCGCTCTTTGTCATCCATAGTGCTTGCCCCAATATGCGATCAGAGCCGAATCCGACCTCCCATCATCCTTGACTCGTTTGAAGTCAGCCTGGTTGTCGGGAAACAGTTCCATGGCGCGTGATCGGCTGGCATCTTTGCCGGCGCCTCGGTGCACGGCCTTCACCCAAGTGGCTGGCGCCACATAGGTCACAGGCAGTTTGAATGCGGCAAGGATGCCCTCGATCA